TTTGATGTATTGAATTTTGATTTTGACAATTTCACAATGAAACAAATCAAAGAATTTTACGTAAATTTGTCAGATGATTGGAATCGAAAGTATAGAATTTGAAGACGGTATATTTAATGAATTATATCACGAAATAGATGGGGCGTTTTCTGATAAAAAGATACGCTTCATATTTATTTATGGTGGTTCCTCCTCTTCAAAAACATTTTCTTACGTACAGAAATCAATTGTTTACATGATGGAAGGCGTCGAAAATAATAGTCTAATATTTAGAAAATTTTCGGTTGACATTGAGCAATCAATATTTCAAGACTTCAAAACAATAATTAACGATTGGGGGCTAAACGAATACTTTAAAATACAAAAGCATTACATTGAATGTTTATTAACAGGATCGTACGTTAGATTTAAGGGACTAGATGACAGCGAGAAGATTAAAGGATTGTCTGGCATAAAAAAGATATGCCTAGAAGAGCTTTCGCAGTTTGACATGATAGACTTTAAACAGGTAAAGAAACGTTTAAGAGGGTTAGTTGGGCAGCAGATAATCGGAATTTTTAATCCAGTGTCTGAACTTTCATTTATAAAAACACAAATATTTGACAATGAAATTTTTACAGATATTGAAAGCAAAATACAATCTAAGCAATTTAACCAATCAGGAGATACTTTAGTTCTGCGGACTTGTTATCTTGACAATATTTGGATTGTTGGTAACGGTAAAGGTGGGGGGTTTATTGACGTGCATGTTATAGCAGATTTTGAGCGAGATAAAATAAATGATATTAATTACTATAATATCTATGCATTAGGTAACTGGGGTAAACTCCGCACCGGTGGCGAGTTCTTAAAACAATTTAAAAGCGATAAGCACGTAGGAATATATCCTTATGATTCAACACTATCAATTCACATATCGTTTGACGAGAACGTACTCCCTTACTTGACGTGCAACGTATTTCAGCTATCAAATAATGTTTTACGACAGATAGATGAGATAATGTTGAAAGACCCTTTAAACACTCTTAAAGATACGTGCGAAGAGTTTATAAAAAGATACGGATCAAATAGACAAGGGCTCTTTATTTATGGAGACGCAACCAGCCGCAAACAAGACACTAAGATTCAAAAAGGGCAAAACTTTTACTTATTGATTAAAGTATATTTAAAATCAATGCGTCCAGATTTTAGGATTCCGCGTGCTAATCCATCAGTCATTATGTCCCGTAACTTTACAAATGAATTATTAGCTGGAGAGGTTGATGGACTTACAATTGCGTTTGATTCTAGATGTAGAAATTCAATTAATGATTATCAGTACTGCACGGAGAATGAAGAGGGTAAAGTCAATAAAAAAGTAATTAAAGACAAATTAACTGGTCAAAGTTACCAGGAGTTTGGACACGCTTGCGATACGTTGAGGTACATATTGATTTCTATGTTTGGTGAAAAGTATAAAAAGTATATGAAAGGTTAAATTAATTTAAAGAGACTAACAAATGATTCTAGGCATAACATTAAATCGATTTGCAAAGATAAGATCTCAAGGAGAGAATGTAAAGTATAATTTCTTGACTAAGATACTTCTTGAAAAAAAACCAGTAAAGAGATTTAAGTGCAAGGAAATACAAGATCTTACATTAGATCAATTAGTTAATTTAGAAATGTACCTTCAAGATGAAGATTATAGTAAATTTTGTTCTATATTTGTAGTTAAGAAATTTTGGCAAACTATTTATATTCACAACATGTCATTTATCATTATGGAATTTCTTTGTCAGCAAAGAATGCATTATGAATTATATGATTTTATTTTTGACCCCCCGAGTTACGGTGAAGATGCAAAAGAGACGACGGGGTCAGAATTAAAAAGGGAATTTGTGGAAAGGTTTGGAAACTATGTCATATTGATGGATGTTATCTGTAAAGGAGATATGACAAAGTACAAGGCAGTAGAACAATGGAAAGTAAGTGAGTTCTTTTTTTGGGCAAACTATTTAACAGGTCAAAGAATAATAGAAGGGGTAAAATAAAAAAACATGGCAAATCAATTATCAAAATTATTAACATTCATTATTGAGATTTACGATGCGATACCGCTTGTAAATACTATCTGTTTTAAAGATGATGATGTAGTTGATGTCGAAAAAGAAAATCTTTACCCGCTTGTATCTATACAGTTGTTATCTGGACCAGCACCAGATTGGTACAATAGGCAGTACATAATTGCGTTTGAAGTACTAAACCAAAGAGACGACACAAAAACCTCAACAGGATCAAAACTGTTAGCTGACGCAAACTACATTGATAATATTGGTATTACCGATAGCATCGCAAACAATTTTTTAATGGAGATTTTAAAAGATCATAATGATTTAGATATACAAATTGTTGACGGTAGTATCTCAACATTTGAGCCAGTACGAAAAGACGAACGAAATGCCCTTGATGGTGTTAAGTTTTCAGCAACATTTATTATGCATCAAAATAGTATCTAATGGAATATAGTGTCGCCCAAATTAGGCAGTACATAAGGGAGGTTATAAGAGCGTCAAAAAATACTGCTCGCGTTGATTCTGGATTGTTAAAAGATACAATGCGCGGGGCATACATTGGTAGAACTAAATCAATTGAATTTCGACAATTATTCTATGGAGCCTACGGAACTAACAGCAAGTTAATTGCAAACGCTGAAAAAATGATACCTAAGGATTTGCCTTGGACTGTAATTTTTGAAGATGAAGAAGGTAGGCAGACCACGGTAAAAGGCAAGACAAGAACAGGTAGAGAGATAAGAAGGTCTGCAATATCTCAGGCAAATGTAGGTACTGATAAGATTAAGCAATTATTAAAATCTTTAAAGATAGCAGATGGCAGCACGAAAGACAATACAACAAAAGGAGATAGAAGCATTGACTAAAAATAGTTTACTTGAATTAGGCCGAGTAATTAAAGTTGTTACTGCTCGTAATTCCAAGGTAAGTAAGTTACAAAAAGATCACTTACGGGATTCTATTGGACGTGCTGTAAAGCCGTTCAATGTTTTGATTTTATCACAAAAATTTTACGGACAATTCAATACTCCAAAAGGAAAGCCAACGCCAAAGAATCGAACTAACTTAACTGACACGCCTATGGAAAATGCAATTCAAGAGTACCTTCCAGACGCTACAAATGTTTACGTAAAAAATATGATTGATTTATTAATTAGCCCAATAGTTTAATATGCCATTAGCCACACCCGCACTAACCAATATAAGTACTAAGTCTCAAATTTATTTAGCCGAGTCTCCAGTTCATTTTAATTTTCAAAACGAATTATCAGACGCAAGTATTGCGAGTGTTACGATAGAAGTGTATATTTGGAGAGGGTTCCAAACTGCTGATCTTCCTGCTACGCCTAGACTTGTATTTAACAACGTTAAAAAGATTTCTCCGGCAGACAAATACATTGCGATTGAATTGCACAACGAAATAAAAGCATTTATTACAAGCTCTAACCTCAATAAAAATAACCCCCAATATGCGTACAACACAACGTCAGGAGCGACGACAGCGGGGGAAGGGGTTTACTTTCACATAGTTTACAAAGTAGATAACGAGAGCGTTAAACAATTAGGATCTTTCTTTGCTACTTCGGGTTATCGTTATTCATTTGAACAATTAGGCGGCCCTTACAGTAGCTACAATGACGTGGAAACTGCTAGAAAATTTGCTTTAGGAATCAACTACAGCAAGTGGAATATAAATCTAGATACAGATTTTGCGTCTTCTTTTTCAGGAATAGGAGTTGACGGGATGATTGTTAGGGATTTAGTAAGCACATCTGACAGGCAATATCAAACAGGCGTTACTTGTTTGATAGCTTACTTAAATAGATTAGGTTTATGGGACACTTTTACCCCTTTTGGAAAGTTTGTTACTCAGGAACCAATCAAAAGAGATGAATTTTCTAGTACTTACCGTAACCCATTACAAATAAATAGTCAGATTCAGCACTTAAAACAAAACGGATCGCCTACAGGTTTCCGAAAATTTGCTATTAACACTGGATTAATTGACGAAAGTAATAATTATCAGATTCGTGAGTTGAAAAGTAGTTCAAAGATATACCTAATTATATTTGGCGATGACGTTTTTACAGATGTTCAGGCAGGCATTACTGTGGATAGTACTAGTGTTACAGTTGACAACACAGCAATCACTGTAGATAGTGACGTTGTGACCCTTGATGACATTGGATTTTATAGCAAATTTACTCAGATTCCAGTTAGATTTGTTGGAAATGATTTTACTATAAAGACTAGATTAAATGAAAAAAGTTCTATATCTTACGCGCTTGAATTTGAAGATACAAACAACTTTATAAATAATATCTTGTAGCATGATTCAGATATACATCAAGCACACTGACAATAATTTTTATTTACTAGACGTAGAGCCAACGGAACTTATTAATTTTAAATTAACTTCGAAGGATCTCAATGACATTTCAAAAATATTTAGTCCTTTTACGCAGTCTTTTAATTTAAAAGCTACAGACAAAAATAAAATACTTTGTGGATTTATTGGAAACGAAAAAATACAACGTGCTAATTTGACAGGCGAATTTGATTCAATGATTTACATTTCTGGATTTTTGTTTCAATCTGGAAAGATTACTTTTGACGAGTCTGACTATGAACTGCAAGATCAGAAAACTTTAAAAACTTCTTTTGCAAGTAACTTAACCAGCTTGACAGATAGGCTTGGGGATACAACTATTCAAACATTATTCCAAGACGCTAACGGGGCATTTGATGACGCCGTAAAAGTAGAATGGAATTATATTACGTTACGTGATAGGATGAGATCAATAATTAATATTATTATTCCTAGCACTAATATCGCCATGCGCTTTGGTATTCCTTTTATATCTAACAACAGAGTTTTTACTTACGACAAAAACAATCTTGATGTTGTAGATAACATTGCGTTCAAAGAAATTAGAACAGCAGCGACGGTCAATCAAATATCATTAGCAGAAGTTAGACCAGCTGTCAGTTTTATGACAATTATGGAACACTTAATTTTAAAAATAGGCACTCCAATAATTTGCCCAATTTTTGAAAGACCAGAAGTTCGTGATATTTTTGTTTGGTGCAGCTCAGAAAGTCTTGTAGTTCCTGATGCAAAAGCATTCCCGTTAATTAATTACAATCCAATTATTGCACTTCGTTATGATTTTAAAAGACAATCAGGAGCAATAAACGTTCCTGATCTAGCTAATGTAAAATGGTTAATGACTTCGAATCCATCTACCGGAGTTTTTAAATGTGATCGTAATAACGCTAACTCAGGAGAGCAGGGCGGATGGTCGGA